CCCAATTTTCTATTTTGGTTTTACCACAATTTATTGTTCCTAGTTCGTCAAGAGCATCATCATAAGGATTTCTTACAAAAACAGAACGGTTTACGTATCTGCCTCTCATATCTTTACCTTCTTTATTTTGAAAGATAGCATTCTCATCATAACGTTGATAAAAAAATCTTTGTTGAAAAACTCTTATCCATGCTTTTTCAGCATATACTACGCCATAAGTAGGGTGATCAAGTCTTACTGTACCATCTGGTATAGATGATCCTGTAGCAGACCTAGTCTTATTGTTAATAGATATTCTAGGAATGTTGACCATAGAGCTTGATGTATTTTCATCATATATTCCTAGTGCTTCTAGTGCCTGAGAAAAAGGCAAAGTATTTTCTGTTAATGTTAATTCTGTTGTCATATAGACCTCCTTTTAAAGTGTTATAGAGTTATACCTTTTTTTATTGTAAAGTCAAGTTAAAACTATTAGTATTTTATTCTTTTTTTATATACTATATTTTCTCCATGTTTTTGCCATGACATTTTAGGTAAAGTAATCTTATTGTACGGATGCTGTTTGTTGTATTGGTATAGTTCTCTTCTCCACTTTACAAACATCTTCTCGTTGTTCATCATGTATTTCTTCCATATCTAGCCAATCATCTCCTATCTTTAAATCAACTTCCATAGGAACATCTAAAGTAAGATTAAATTGAGAAAGCAACCTTTCTGGTACTTTTAACATAGCTTTTTTTAATTCAAAAGGTATAGTATCTATCTCATCAGGATGCACATCAACAACAATAGAATCGTGTACTGTGTTAATGATAAGTGATTTATATTTTTTTAAGTCTAATATTTCCTTAAACAAAATACATGCTAAAGGAACTATTTCTGCGGTAGCAATGGACTGCACAGGATAATTTTTAATTTGTGTTGCAAAGGTAGAACCATACTTTGTTCTAGCTACTTTAGGAAAAGCAAACTGCCTACCTGTTATAGTAGTTATTGTTTTATTTGCTATAGCTTCTTCTTGTAAAGATTTATGCCAATCTCCTATTCTATTATATTTAGCTATAAAAGATTTATTGTAAGCTACTTCAGCAGGAGAGCCTGACATACCTCCGTATAAAGGTCTAAATGTTCTAGCTTTTGCATCTTGTCTAGATGTGGGCTGACCTGCTTCAGTCAATACTTTAGATGTGTATGCGTGAACATCAAAGCCTTCATTTATTTCTTTCCTACCTACAGGATCATCTGCAACCCAGACAGCAGTTCTAAACTCTAGCTGTGCAAAATCTCCTTCTAGTACTTTACCTCCTTCAAACCTAGACACAATAGCTTTTCGTACTTTGGCAGTACTACCTCTTGGTAAGTTTTGGAAGTTAGGTTTTGACGAAGAAAGCCTTCCTGTAGCAGTACGCACCTGGTTTACTTGAGGATGCAATATACCATTATCATACACATTTTGTTGTATGCCTTTACAAAAAGAATTTATATATGTATCTAGTGCATTAATTCTTTGCATATTAGATAGAAATAAAGTAGCTTTGTCCATACTTTGATGTTCCGCAATTTCTACTAAAGCCCCTAACGTAGTTTTGTCTGTTGCAAAACCATTTGCAGTTACTTGATCTACTGATGTAGGAGAAAATTTAAAACCTGCTACTTCAGGTAAATTTTTATAAGTGTATCCTGTACCATTACAAGATTGACATTTAGGATGTTTTTTATATGGAGTTCCGTCTTTTTTTCTACGAAATATAACACCTGTTCCTTTACAAGCTACACACTGACGTACTTGAGTCTTTTTAGATATGGTAGTCTGAGATTTAATTATATCATTTAAACCGCTTCTAGGTATACGATTTTTATATTTACCTGTCCCTCCTGCTCTAGTGCCTATGCCAAAAACTTTAGCCCACTCGTATTTATCTGTAACTTTTCTTGACCATATTATTTCAGATAATTGTTCTGGGCTAGACAAATTAAATGGTTTATCTCCCATTACTTCTTTTACTATATCTTTATTCTGTGCTGATCTAAAAGTTCTTTCATTATCGTACGTTCTTCTAACTGTTTCTAAAGCCTTAGTATCTATCGCTAAACCATTTCTTTCTATGTCTATAAGTACTTTAGTCATTTCATTAGTTAGTTTTACTATAGGTAGCATGGATTCATATTCTTCTGTGCGAAATAATCTGTCTTGTTCTAGATAAAGTTCCCCACAAGATATTATATCATATTTATTATATTCACCTACAAGAGCTATAGGCATAGCTTCAAAACCTACTTTATTACTAAAATACTCTTCAATAAGTTCTGATTTTTTTTGTGTAACCTCTCTTCTTTTACATGATTCTGCTAAAGATAAAGCTAACTTTTCGCCTCGTGCTAATAAGTATTCTCCAATCATAGTATCATATAAATCGCCTGTATAAGTAAATCCACATTCATACAACCATGACATATCATATTTTATATTATGCCCTATAAGTAAATCTGCTTTGTCTAAAGCAATTTGCAGTTCAGTAAAATCATTAGCTGAAGCATCTCTATACTCATTATGTTTAAACCAAGTTACTGTAACATTTTCTACTTTATCTGTTACAGGTGCATGACCTACACATACTAAATAATTATCTACATGATAAGGTGAAGGGTTTCCATCAGTTACTTTATTTTCAATATCTAGTACTAATTTATTTTTATACATAATAATTCCTATAAAATGTGACTGAGTGCGTTAGATTGTACAGGGTAGTAAACAATCGGTATGTACATTAGTGAGTTCAGTCTTGAGGAGGATTAGATTCTCACTCTTACACCATCACACTCAGTCACCCCCTACTAAAATGAAAAAAAATAGGGGAATATTTTAACATCTTATTCCATATAAGATGCTGTTAAATGGTCAAATATAACTGCAAAGTTACCATGCTGACCTGTTATTTTATTTTTTACGATATTAATCCATCTCATATTAGTATCGCCTTCTTCTGTTTCTTCTTTTCCTATTAAGACTATTAAATCTGCCTCACCTGCCTTGCCTGTTCTTGAGCCTGACAACATAGAATCATTTAATATAATTTTACCAGATGCTTCAGCAGATAACTGACACATACCAAACACTACACAATCTTGTCGTTTAGCCAGGTCTCTGCTCTCAGCGTACAAACTTGTAAGTCTTTGATCGTCTCTAGCAAATGTCCCTCCTATTTGAGTCTTATCCAAAATGTCAATTACTACTATATCTGGTCTTTCTTTTTCTACTATTGCTTCCATTTCTCCAAATGTCAAGCTACTAGAATCAAATACTTGAAGTTTTTCTGATTTCTTTTTCCATTTATCTACAAATTTATGTTTATATTCTTTTACATATGCTATTCTTTCTTGGCAGGATGCTGTTACCATTCTTAACATATGTCTTTGTGCTTTTTCTTCATTAGTAAACATTATACATTTAGCACCTTGATCTAAAAACCCTTGAGGAGATGCTATCATAGAATGAGCAAATCCTGATTTACCTACATTAGGTCTTGCTCCAACAACCACAAACATACCTTTACTAATCCCTCCTACCCTATCGTTTAAACTAGGAACATGAAATGTATAGTGATGCTCTTGATCAAGTTCTTCAAACAGCTCCTCCATATCGTTAGAAGAACGTATTTCACTTTCTTTACCTCTATCCGCCATTAATCTAAGTTTTTCACTAGCTCTTACTACAGCAGTAGAATCGTAATGATCTCCTTGCATTATTTCTATTGACTGTTGAGCAACTTTTTGTGCCTGAGACTGCAAAGACATTTTATAAACCATATCAAATGCTATATCATCATCTATATCATTTAATTTTTTTATAAGATCAAACTCTTGTAGTATAGCTTCTTTTTGACTAACAGTTATAGAGGGAAATGTAGCTATATAATTCATGGCTATATCTGTAAGAGTTAAATCTTTATCTTTATATTTTTTATATGCGTCATCTACCGCATTTTTTACTTTTAGTAATCCGTTAGAAAACATAGTGTCATCTAATCTGTCAACAACCTGGTTATGAAAATCGTGATTTGTTGCGTACTTTTTAAGTATCTCTTTTGGCATACTTGTCATTTATCTCTCCTCAATTATTGGGCAACCTACTTCATTAGTATATATTGCCTCTCTTCTTCCTTCGTCATCATAGCCTATACCTATATATACAGGTACGCATCCTACATCCTCTGGCATACCAGTGCATCCTTGTATGGCTATGCCTAATAATGCCATGTAATAAAGATTAAATAGTTTGTGCATTACCCCTCCTCCTTTCCAAAAGTTATAAAAAAACTTGCTATGTTATTGCAGTTTCTTATACCACACTTTGTATCGTTGTCAATGTAATAATCGTCAATCATTCTTTTTGGAAAATTATGTTTCCTCCGACAATCTGAACATATCTGAGACCAAGCCCCCGCCCCCTCATCATGTACTAAGTCGTTAAAATGAACCCCC